ATGGTTATATCGACCTCGTAGGTATTCCCTGCGATGGTGATGCTCGGGCAATTCTCTTGGCCATAGATGCGAAGGAGGAAATCAGATGGCGTGATCGCATTCGAGACAACATGGTCTACCGCGATCTCGCAGGAGTAGTCGAATGGATAGTCGTAGTTGTAGTCGAGATAGTCGCTTTCGCTGCTCACCCTTTCTTCCGCCCAGCACTTCGTGAGGCTCTCTTCGATCCAATAGGGGGTTTCCGAGAGGATAGTGAGGGATAGCTCTGCGATCTTATCGCTGAACCAGTAATTATCGATATCTCCGCCGATGATGTAACACGACATGGTCTCATTTCCGACACTGAGCCGTCCTGGCTTCTTCTCCGCTACATCAACGTCAGCTAGCTCATAGATGCGGTCTCTTAACGATAGCCCATCTTCTTCTGATTCTGCGAAGATGCCGACCCTGATCTCTAACTCTTTAAGGCCTCTTGAAAATGACACAATGCGACCGTTTCTCGCTGTATAGGCCCAGAGCCAGCTACGCAGATTGTTCGAGAAGTAGTTCAGAGCTGGGTCATCTCCACCGAAAGAGATGCTATCCCCCAGATGGTTTTCGAATGTGATCTCAAGATTCATCTACATCAATCCTTTGCCTACGCGTGCGAGCTCACGCTTGTTCCAGTAGATGTCAATGGGTTCTTGCTCTACCGAGATGAGTTGCTTTATGCCTTTATCGATACTGTCGAGCTTCGAGGTCACGAGATCCATCTTGGACTCGATCGCTTCAAGTCGCTTGCCGAATAGATCCACTGACGCAGATCCACTGATAAGTCCTGCAACTGACGTTCTGTCGAGGATTTCGGCAAGCCTGCTCGTATCGAACGAGAGACCTATAGGAACCGAAGGAGCGTCCATATTGGATAACTTGTCATAAAGGCTCGAAGCGATGCTGTCAGAGGCTTTCATGATGGCTGGGATAGCATCCAACATTCCCTCAGCGAAGTTCTCGACCATATGCTCGCCCCAGAGAGCTTCACCTTTGCCGCCCTCATGGAGCGGTCCTTCCTTCGCTACTGAATGCTTCAGGATCTTCGCTGCTCCATTAGCGATGAAATTCGCTGCTCCTGTTACGAAGCTGATAGCTCCTTTGATGCCATTCGCAAAGTTCTGTACAAGATGGTTACCCCAGCTGCTCGCGCTGTTGTTCTGGGACTGCATTCCTGTCTTCGCATTGTTCGCAACATCCCGACCTCGCCCTTGGGCTTCTCCGGTCTTACTTCCAACGCCGCTAGCGAAATTGCTGCCTGAGGTAGAGCCAAGGGATGAGAAAGCCTGGAGCATCGTCATGCCGGCTTTTGAGGCTGATGCTACAGCATTGCCCTTATTGCGCGCAGTGCCAGAGGTGTTACCGACACCAGTAGCGAAGCGTGCGCCAGTAGTGGTGCCGAGCGTGAGGATCTGACCCAGCATCGTCATGCCCTCTTTAGCGCGCGTTGCGATGAAGCTACCCGATGCCTGAGCATCTACGTTGGTTCCTTGCAAGGCAGAGGCGAAGTTCAGCCCAGAATCAGTGCCAGCTTGCCCTGCTGGTTCTAGGCTTGCGGTCAGAGACGCGATAACATTCGCTCCCATCGTCTCTGCGGCGCTTTGTGGCTCGTTCGAGCCAGACATGCCCTGCGCGAGACCAGCGGGGACTTGTCCACCTGATTCTGCTGCTCTGCGTGAGGGAGAAGCGATACCTAAAGCCGCGTTGATGGAGGCAATTACTTCTTCGCTCATACCTGCTGCAGCGAGCGAAGCCGAGAGGTCTCCGCTGATGCCTTGCGCCATACCTTGCGAGACGAATCCTCCAGCAGAAGAATAGTCGACTCCTGTCAGCTCGCTGAATACTCCTGCAGCGATGCTTCCAGCGGCAACGTATACACCACCAGAGCCTTTATACATTCCATCTGAAAGCTTGCCAGGGATCTCGATACCTGCATTCGCGCATCCATTGATGAGGCTTTGCATCGAGCCGTCGAAGTTCGATGCGAGCTTTTGAATGTTCTCGGATCCAACCTGATTCAGATTCGCAGTGTCGAAACCAAGCTGTGCGAGAGCGGAGCTGAAGCCTGATACATCAATATCGTTCAGGCTGCCCTGTAGATCCTGATTCTTCGCGATGAAGTCCTGGATCGCTTGCGATGTGCCTTGCTGGGCGAGCGTAACGTCACCGAGCTTTTGAGCGCGCGCATCAATAGAGGCATTCGCCTCGTCCATGAGCGCCTTGGCATCAGCTTCGCCCTGCTTCGCATTGTCAAGGACGGCTTTATACGATTGGAGATCAGCAGAGCCGTTTCGCACAGCTTCGTCGTAGTCGGCTTGCGCCTGGGCGGTACGCTGTTGCGCTTGAGCGTATTGATCCTGAGCATCATGGAGCTGCGTGTAGAGAGAGACAAGCTCTTGCTGGAGTGCCTGTGCTTCAGCGTTGAGCTTCCAGGCTTCGGCGTTTTGCAGAATGCTATCCGTCGAGGTATCGAGCTTACCTTTGGCAAGGTCGATGACCTGGACGCTCTCGCCCGTCAGCTCGTTGTATCCCGCAACAGCCGCGGCGAGCTTTGCTTGCTCTTCAGAATTGAGACTTTGTTTGCTCGTGAGGTCAGCGATCGTGCTTGCGAATGAAGAGATAGCTGCACTCTGTCCGTTGATATTGCCCCAGGTTTCGGTCGACTTGGTAGCGAAATCTGCCTGAGCTTGGACAACATCGTTGTAGGACTTCGTGATGTTATCAGTTGACCGAGAGACCCCAGCAGCTGCCTGTTGGAAGCCTGAGACATCGACCTCATTCATTGCGTTCATCGAGTCTCGAAGACCGGTCGTTGCTTGCTGGAAGGTCTCTGCGCGCTTTTTCGATTCCTCGAACGCATTGCCAAGAGAGGTGATGATGGCGATGCCAGCACTGATCGCTACTATAGGCGCGATGGTCTTCATCGCAGCTCCAAGTGTGCGAGCTACTGTAGAACCAGCCTTCATGACGGTATTCGCTGCTACTTGTGCAGCAGTTTGAGCCTTGGTTCCAGCCGTTGTAGTGAGCAGTGTCTTAGATAGCGTTTTCTGCGTGGCAACATAAGTTCCCGTATTCTTATTGATCTTCATCATGGTGCCTGCGCTATTTTGAATCACGGGAGTTTGTGCCTGCGCAGCTGTCGTTGCCTTTTTGAGTCCATCTGCAAGCTTGGTGTACCCACCATGTAGCGTTCCTACGACCTTGATGACCTTGCCGGTAACGATTGCCACAGGGCCCATAGCCGCCGCTACAGCGACCAAGGTAAGAACGGTGCGCTGCGAGTCCTCGTCCATATCTGCGAACGCTTGGGCAGCCTGCGTGATGCCATCTATCAGAGGATCTGCAGCATCTACAGCGCCTAAGAGCGCATTGATGAGAGGAGTACCGACCTCTTCAGCGACAGCAGTCACCTTGTTCTTAAGCATTTCAAAGCGCGCCGCCATCGATGCATTGCGGTTGTCGACCTCGGTTTGGAGCGCGGTGTTCTTCTTCCATCCATCAGTGGAGATGTTGATAGCGTCGGTGACGAGCTGAGTGTTGCCAGCGAGGCGCTTCATGACATCTGACTGGCGAATTCCGGTAATGCCCATCTCTTCGAGAGCCAGCGTCATGTTCTCTGCGCTAGCTGTGCTCGAAAGGAGATGCACCATAGTGTCTGTTGCTGAGTTCTTCCAAGATGTTGCGAACTCTTTTGAGGACATACCTGCGATCTTGGCGAAGGTCTGCAAGCCCTCGCCGCCCTTTGCTACAGCTGCATCGATTGTTGAGATGGTGGTCGAGAAGGCCGTGCCGCCCGCTTCAGCCTCAACGCCAAGAGAGGACATGGCGCCAGCCCAGCCCAGGATCTCAGCCTGGCTCATCTTGGTCTGCGTACCCGCAGCAGCGATGCGCTGCCCCATGGAGGAGACCTGTGATTCGGTTGTTGCGAGGTTGTTGCCTAGAGCGACGATCGAAGAGGCATAGTTGCTGATGTCGTTATGCGCCATTTTGGTGATGTTGGCGAACTGCGCCATTTCTGATGCAGCTTGCTCAGCATTCATGTCGGTCGCGATGTCGAGACCAGATGCTACGCGAGAGAACTCATCCAGCTCATCGATGTTGAATCCGAGCTGCGCTCCTAATGATTGCAGATCGAGGATCTGAGAAGCTGAGACTGCATTAGTTTTCGAGAAGTCGATCGCGGCTTGTTTTAGCTGCTGATATTGCTCCTCGGTTCCATCGACGGTCTTCTTGACGTTCGTAAGCGAAGTGTCGATGTTTACTGCAGCAGCGCCACATGCTGTAGCAACAGCTGCGATAGGGAGCGTGACAGCTTTAGTTGCGCTCTTGCCGAATGACGAGAGCTTATTAGCGGCATTGGTGAGTGTTGAGCTGACGGTTGAAGTGGACGACTTTGCGGTCGTGGTCATCTCGGCAAAGGCTTTGTCGTATCCTTTGGTGTCAGCATCTACGAGGATGATGATGCGGCCGTCAGCCATTTAGCAGCCCCTTAGTTCGCGATTCTGGGCTGCCTCCTCTCTATTTCTAGCAGGGAGCATCACTGCGGCTTTGCGTTCGCGCAAATGCTGCTTCTGCTCCTTGCTCATACCCTTAGCGTCAAGATCTGCTGCCCTAACTGATATCGCTTCCATTGTCGAAGAGGTGTCACTCAGCCCATTGAATAGCGTCATGAACCTCCACCAGTGCATCTTGGTGTCAGGATTCGTTAGGTCTATGGAGTATTCGCGCTCGAAATCGGAGATGATCCGCGAGGAATCGTAGTTCCAATCGAAGAGACGCTTGCCTCTTAGAGCACGCTCTCGTCTCGTCTCAGGGCGTGGTGGAAGAGTGTTGCCTAAAGACCTATCAAGGAAGCTCATAGCACAGTCAAGGGCTTCTTCAATGTTCCTTAACGCAACAGCGAGATCTGCAGGATCCGTGTAGACCAAATAGAAGATGGCAATGGTCTTCTTGGATACGTCTTTCGAAGACTCTCTTACCTGCCAAACCTTCAGCCAGGTTCGCCAATCGGTCTCTATAGGTATAGAAATGCCACCCACCTCGACAGTGGATGGCAGCGAATTCGCAAGAAGGGAGAGCATCGCTTATTCCAGGCCGAATTCTTTCAAGATATCAGCGACGCTGTTCTCGGTATTGATGTCCTTCACATCCTTCATGATCATCGTCGCAAGGGTTATAGCGTTCACGTTGTTGGTGGCTTTCATATCGACGAGCTTCTGGTACTGCTCGTCACCGAAAGCGACCTTCAAGCATTCGTTAATCTTGTCGTTCATCTCGGTTGAGGTGATGTTTTTCGTATCGATACCTTTGAGATACTTGAGAAGGTCATCATGTGCGTCGAGCACGCGAGGGTCTCCATAGTCGATGACGAAGTCCTCTCCGCCGATGTTGTGGGTCTTTGTGGTGTCTTTGATCTCGATTTCCATTTTCGCTCCTATCACGGTATGCAATAAGCGACTCTAAGGGTGGGTATGAACCGCTTAGAGCCGCCTATCGTCAAGATTTAGCCCTGTGCCTCTGTATCAGTGCCAGGGGTAGAAGGGTCGTCGGTGCTGTTAGCAACAAAAGCGCCATCCTGCCATGTGCCCTTAGTCCACTCATCATCGCTCATGGTCATAGAGCCTTTGAGTTTGATCGGCTCGCCAGATGAGTTCTTGTCGAGCTGCTTAGGGGTCATGAGGAATTTCGCAGCTTTAGCAGCGTTATTCTCCCAGGTGCGGACGCGTGCAACGCGAACAGGGATGTTCGAGTCATCCTCGTGCTCCATGATCCACTTATCGAGAGCGTTGCCTTTGTAGGCATCCTTCTCGTATTCGATTGAAGCTGTGGAGTCCTTGATGAACTTCTTCTTCTTGCGAGTGTTGATGTAATCAGGCTCGTAAGCGTCCTCGTCATCATCGAACTCCCACGAGATCAGATTGGTGACTTCAACCCAATTGGGAGTATCAGCCGTGCCAATATCGAGGAAGTCTTTGAGTTCGTCGCCCCAAATGGGGACTTCGGTTTCGGTGTTGTCAGCCATAAGGTAGATCCTTCCTTATTTCGTTTGTTTGTAGAGTAATTGGACTGTCACTTGCCAGTCCTCGAATGCGTTTGTAGACCCAAGTTCTACTGGCGTGGATGCTGTTGGCTTATGAAAAGCAACGTATCCATCGAGCACCTGACACCGCTGAAGAAAGGCCTTCGTGAGCTTGGTCAGGTAAGCATGCGCATCAAGGCGCTGCTGCTCATCCATGATCGGCTTGCGAAAATAGAGCGCGAAGTTGAACGGATGGATGGTCTCGCCCGAGATATAACGTTGGGTAACCTCGCCGGTGCTTTGAGGAGCGATCATGAGACGTGGAAGCTTCCCCGCATCTGCGGTAAGCTCGCCGAATTCAACAGGGATACTAGGCTCGTCTAGTTCTTTCACGACCTCTTCAATGAGATCTAAGATCTTCTTTGCGATATCTCCATCGAAGTAAACGATCTTCTTCTCTTCACTCATCACATACCTGCTTAGCTGCTTGAATTGCTTGGGTTACCCATTCGACCATGCTCTGCTTCTTAGCGACCTCGAACCAGAGTGGCACTTTGCCCATGCCCTTCATTCGGGCAGTGGCGGGGCTATAGTACTTGACTCGTGCATATTTCACGTCCGAATTGCCCCAACTGACCTGACCTCCCGTATAGTTCGATTCGACCTCGCCGCTTCCTCTGAGCTTGCCTGTGTTGTAGGGCACGAGGCTTGCCGTGCTCTGCAGAATCGCTCCGGTAATGGCGGCGTTCACGGCCATTTGGATCCTGGGGCCCTTTGCGATTGCCTTCGAGAAGTCGAGTGTTTTGATGGTCACGCTCACGATGCCGACACTTCGAAATGATGCGGGTCTTTACCGAGATAGACTGGATGCACCGTATTCACCGTGAGGGTGTCAGCTGGTGGCTCCTCTTCTACGAACACGCCAAGTGCGACGCGGTCTCCGCGTTTCAACGAGCAGCTCACCGCATCGATGAGGATGAGCGACTCCTGTGCGCTCACATCGCCAGCGGTGGACGGTGTTGCACCGCGAGTCTTCGTGAAGCGACAGCCCGTGATGAGCAGTCGTTCCCACTTCGCGCTGCGCTCCGAGTCATCCTTGAGCCAAACGGTGATGGTGTGCGGGTAGATCATCTAGAGCCACCTCCCACGCTTCAGCACGCCAGTGTTGGCGAGATAGCGTCGCACTGCAGCTTCAGCGGTGATCGAATAGCCAGCCGAGAACTCCTCGCGAACCTCTCCTGCGGTGTAAGAGGTGCATGTCTTTTCGGGGTTGCCGATGACATCAGCAACGGCGCAAATAGCCATCTTCACACGCTTCTCACATGATTCGATGTCCGCATAAGGCCAGATGTAATACTCGACCTCCGCGCACGCATCGGGCAAGGAGGACTCGAAATCCTCCTTGCCCATGTGCCCGTGATAGGTGTTGGAGTAGAACTCGTAGTCGGGCGCTATGTCATCGAGATCGATGATCATGGCTTAGCCCTGCGGCTGGCTTTCGCTATCGGTACCGCCAGTGGTCGGCTCAGACGGCTTCGTGCCGGCTTCAGCCACCTTGGTGTGCATAACACCTGCAGCCTTAGAACGTTTCAAGCAGGTAGCGCAAACGAACTCGACGGATCCCTGATGTACGGCACGTTCGCCAGACTTGAAGTCTGGGGTGTAGACCGAGAGACCAGAGTTGCCATCAAGAGTGACCCCGTGGAACTCGTTCAAGCCGAGGCATACCGCATAGATATCGCCATCTGCTACTACTGGGGTTTCGTCTTCGTCAGCCGATTCAAGGTCTACCAAGGGGATGCCGGCGTAGGTGTCATACGTGACACCAGCACCTGTAGTGGTGATCGTGTAACGGCCGAGGATGGTGGCGATAGTCTGCATCGTTGCTTTCATGTCAGCATTGAGCAAGAGCGCATCAGGGCGACGAATCAACTTGCCGATCCAGCGATTGAACATGTCGTTGAACTCGATAGCGTTAGCCTTGAGCTTGTCGAACGTAGAGATGTCCACCGTTGAGGTGCATTCAGTCGATGAATCCTTGAGAGCCATAGCGAGGCCATCGTACTGATTGTTGCTTTTCGTGCCATTGATGAGGTTGTTGTTGAACAGGCGTTTGGTCGCATCGATCTTCTCCTGCAACTGGAAAATGACTTGGTCAATAGGTGCCCCATTGGTCGCCTGGGCGATGACACGGTCGATCTTATAAGCTCCACCCAAAATGCCAAGCTGAGTGGTAACCTTCTCGACTTCCGCTTCATCAGCGATGAATTCCTGATTAAGCTTACGCATTTCAGCAGTTGAGTGCTTCTTGACGCGATCGTATCCATATACGAGATTTGATCCGCCAGCTGCTGACACACAGTCATCGAATGTCAAGTTCTCGAGCAGGAACGAAGATTGCTGAAGCTCCGAAATTACGCCTTGTGCGATCTTGTCCTGGGTGCTCTCTTTGAGCTGTTCAAGAGTTACTGCCATGGTTTCTCCTTAATGCTAATTTGCCGCAAAAGCAGCTTCCACGCCCTCTGTGAGCGATTCTGGAATGATGTTTTGCTTAGAACCGCCTGCGCCAGCAGAGGTCGAGACGGTCTTCTTCGGTTCGGTTGGGGAAGGGAACAGGTACGGATAGGACTTCTTCAGTTCCTCGATGTCCACGCCTTCAGTGATACTCTTGCCGTCTTCGGCAAGCTTCACATCATCAGCCTTGATATGGACCATGAGAGCGTCCGTATCAATACAGCCCGATTTCAAGAGTTCGCGTTCGATCGCCCAAGACTTAGCTTCGGCTGCATGCTTCGCATTCAGCTCATCAAGATCTGGCTCAGTAGGAGCTGCAGGCTCTTGTGCCTTCTTGAGGCCATTGATGAATTCTTTCACTTCTCCGAACTCACGCTGGAGTTTCTGAAAGCCGTCAGGTTCGCCCTTCGCTCCACCTTGTGGCTGCGGTTCTGGTTGTGGTTGCGGCGGAGTCGGTACAGGATCAGGTGTAGGCGCTGGATCCTGCGGTGCGGGACTAGGCTGCGGTTCTGGCTGTGGGGTCGGCTGTGGGTCTGACATTGTTTTCCTTCCTCTAAACATCGAGTTTGATTCGGAGTTCTCTCTCCGCTTGATGCGCCCCTCTTCGCTTGGGACGGGCGAATAATGGATGAACCTCTTCGCTCGGTTCGGGCGTAGTTTCAAGATATGAGAGGTGTCACTCGTGCTGTTTAGAGCAAGAAGAAAGCCCCTCTGTTGAGGGGCTAAGCAGATTAGATCTTTTTGAATTCTTCTGGCGGCAATATGCCAAACTTCCACGAAACAGGAGCGCAAGTTGCACGCTCTCTTTCTTCGTCAGTAAGGTCAAACCATGATTCAGGAGGGAGATTATCTAGAGGATAGTTTTTTTTGAAATTCTCTTTCATTACAGCTTTTTCCATTGAATCCCGAACCTCCTAGAAAACTCTTCCAAGGTAGCGATCGTTGCCTCTTGCTCCATGAGCCCCTTTTGTCTTCTACGCTTGATTGCAGCATCAAACTCTCGGGCATTAAAAGAGCTGTGTCCGTGCTTATAGTAGTATACCTCGCCATCATGAAGAGCTACAAGACCACCTGCGTATTCTCGCGCGTATGATGTCGAGAAGTCGGAGCCAGTTGGCGGGATGTTGCTCGGATGATTATGGATCGCGATCAGGCTTCCTGGTGCGTTATCCTCTAAGGCTTTGTGAAGCTCTGATGTAGGTGTGACTCCTAGGTATTCCTTGCTAGATGTATGTTTCAGTTTGGTGCTTCCGTCGATTATTGAAACAAGATAAAGGTCTTCTCCATAGGTGCCGCTTCTGTGCGCCAGCATCGCCTTGGTATGCTCATAGAGCTGCTTGTCGACTTGCGGATTCCCTGTAATGTTGCTGAACTTCATCTTGTATTCTTTCGAGCTAAGAAGCTTGGGGTTAACTTTTGCGCCTTCAAGACTCATTTTCTTCTTAGCAATGCCTCGCTCCTTTGTTGTCCACTTAGCGCCAGTGAGCGCCCTTGGTTGTTTCGCTACTCCGTAGACTTTCTCTCGCTCGTAGAGACGTATGAGCTTGTTCTCCCTACAGAAGGTGTTCAGTGTCTTTTGTTGAGAACCTAAGAGCAGGCGCTTGTTCACATAAGTGGGGCTTTCGAACCCGATGCCAGCCTCTTCTAGCCCTGCGATCTCTCGCTTGGTCTTGCGCACACGACGCTCTAGTTCTCTCTGCCTTTGCGTGGCAGCATAGTATTCATCGCTCGTCATCCCGAAATGCTCTTGTTCGGCCCTGAACTCGCGGTCTGGAAGCTTCGTGATGCCCGGGAAGTACGGGAAGATCATGTGCCTACAGTTCGCACCCTTAAGCCCAGTAACGCTGCCGTATTCGGTGAGAGAGACCATATCGGGATAGGTCACTCCATCGACCGTCTTCTGCCCACTTCTGCAACAGGGAAGCCCTTGCCAGTACGCATGGCTCTCGCGTGCGCCATAGTGAGCGTCGGTGATCACGAGGTCATGATTGTAGAGATTCATCGCCTCTAGCGCCATGCGTCCGCCCGCCTGGGACACCTGGGTGGTGATATGGCGGCGCAGCGCAACATCCACATGGTTGGTGACCGTAGGCTTTCCGTCCTTGTGGTAGGGGATGACGTTGATGCCTGCATCCATGAGCTTCACGACACCTTCAGCTAAGACTTTCTCGCGCGGTTTTAGACCTTGATTCACCGCCGCTACAGCTTCTGCGCTGACCTTGTACCAAGTGTCCTGTAGTGACTGCGAAAGCGCCACATTCTGCCGCTCGATGATCTGGGATACTCCGATCGCTGTCTGCTTGCTCACTTGTGCGAAATGAGCACTAGCTCCTTCTGCTGCAGCAACCGTCCCGTAGATCTTCGCGAGATTCGCAAGGTCTTCTTTGGCAGCTGCGTTGAGCGCGTCCTCGATCTCGCTCTGCACCTCTTCGCTTATCTGGTCTCGGTACTTCAGTAGGATCACGGATGCCTTCGCAGGGAATGCTCGAGAGAGCGTGAGCAGGTCGACCTCGGCAGAATAGACGAAACCCTGAGCGAACTCCCTCACGATGGTCTCGGTAAGCTCGGAGACGAACTTTTCCTCACTGCCATGGATGATGGTCTCAACGACCTGTTCTATGTCATCTGAAGAAAGAGCCATCAGACCTCAGGAATGCCAGGCTCTTCTTCGCCTGCCCATTGCTTGGCTTCTTCTTCGGTAACGCCATGCCATTTTTCGATGTACTTCCATTTCGGCAGGAGCTGAGCGGCAACATCAGCACGGTCGTTCTCGCGTGCGGTCTGGTCATCGTCCATCACGGTATCGCCGAAGTTCACGCTGATCAGTCCGTCAACGTCAGCAAGGCTCGAATCGACGTATTGCTTAGCAAGGGAGACTGCAGCAGTGCAGATGGTTACGAACGCAGCGCCGATGATCACTTCGTGATCCTTGGCGTTTCGCAGTAGCTCAGCTCCTGATGCTGCTACCTCTTTCGCGGTCTTTGAAAGAGAGCCGTTCTTGTCGAGCTCGTAGTAGTTGAAACCGAATCCCGCACGCTTACCAAGGAGCGCAAGACCGGTGTTGATCGCTTGGCGGTTATCGCTAACGCGCAGATCAGGGTTGTATTCCTGGATCATCTCGTTGCCATTAATATTGTCGTTCTCGAGCGCACCGATCAGCTGCTGCGCTTCAGCTCTTGGAACGACCACTGAGCCATCTTCTTGCTTTTTCAGAAGACTGTCAGACATGAACACCATCTTCTGCCCTAAGAAGATGTCCTTCCACATGTTGTCGAACGCGCCATCTGCGAGCTTGATGGTCCCGATGACGCGGTCAAGAACCGAGACTCCAAGAGGGGAGTGATCGACGTATGTGTTATCGATCGCCGGAGAGAAGAGCGCGAAGGTCGGTGTCTTCGAATTGGTCTTGACTTCAGTTGTATACCCTTCAGGGACGAACCGCTGACCGTTGCCCTTGAAGAATGCCGTGAGGATCTCGTACCCGCCATCTCCTGGACGATGCACGGTGATCTGCGTGTAAGGCTTGCCAGCGATCACGACAGGGGTGTAGAGCGCGATCGCTATCACTCCTGATTCGTCCCACTCGAGGGGCACGAAATGACGCGCATCCGCCCACTGCAGGAGAACCTTAGCGTCTTTATTCGGCTCTCCGCTGTCATAAATGTTCTTGAGCCCGAGGAAGAAGCCTGCCGTGCCTACGCCGAATGCGCGCTCGAGCGGGTCATGGCAGCGCAGAAGCCCCGACTGCTCGATCCAGTCTTGGAGCCAATCGTTGGTCTTCGCTAGATTCTCATCGGGTTCCTTGTCTTGCTCGAGATCGGTCACACCAGCGAAACTGATGGTGGTCTCCTCGTTGACCACGATATGCGCCCAGTCTTCGCAGATCATCTTTCCTGGGCACATGGTGATGCGCTCGACCTTATAGGTCGTCTTATCCGAGGTAACAGTCGAATCGTAGAACGCGGTGGTGGCACACATCCAGTTCCACCAGCTCTCGATATACGATGCCATCCCCGTATCAGGGACTTGATAGCCTAACTCCTTGAGCCAGGTTTGACCGAGCGATTTGTTCACTGTCTCCATTTAGACCTCTTTCTTCGACATGATCAGTGGTGAGCACGCATATCGGCATGCATCGATGGTGTGGTTATCCTCATCAGGAAGCCCGGTCGTGACGTTCTTGTCCTTGTCGAGCTCGTAGGTGTATCGGGTGAACTCCTGGTAGGCGAGAGGGCATCGCTTCTTATCGATACGGATCTCAGCGCGATCCTGTAGCCACTTGATGCCTTGCTTGATGGATCCCGCACCCTTCTTAATAGCGTGGATGTTCATGCCTAACTGCTTGTAGGTCGCGATGCTCTTCGGTTCGGCGCTATCTGCGTAGATGAGGTTCTCCATCGCGTAAGGCTTGAAGAACCTATGCCCTTCGGCATCCGTTTTGGTGAGTTTGCCTTTTGCGCGTTCGACTGTTCTAGGGTCGGTGAGTCCTGTTGCGAAATCTTCGCCAAAGATATAGAGGATCCTTCGCTTCGAATCGTAAGCAATGCGCAAAAACACCCACGGATCAACCGAGAAACCCCAGTCGATGCCATTTCGGATCCAAGCGAACTCCTCTATCATCTCGTCGGTGATGGTGAAGTCCACGATGTTTTCGAAGACCTTGCCCTCGAGACCCGTTACCTTGCCGCCATATTCGTTGTCGTAGGCTTTGGGGTTGATCTTCTTCAAGGCTTCAGCTTGTTCGATGAACTTCTTGCCGATGAATTCCTCGGGCACATCGAGATAGGTAGAGTGATGCACGAGCTTCCCTGGTTCATCGATGAGCGCCTCTTGGTTCGCCCATTGCATTTCGTCAGGGTCAGGGTTGAAGATATCGAACTCGAGCGAGTAGTCGGAACGGAATACCGACTGGCGCACATTACGCGCATCTTCTGCGCTGTTCAGTTGGTTGTACTCCTCGAGGAGTAAGATCTCGATCTTCGCTTCCGAATCCTCGAAGGTGATCGATTTCAGTTTCTCAGGCTCATCTAGGCCAACGAAGATGATCTTCTGCCCGGTCTTGTTGTAGGTGATCTCCATGGGTGAGACCGTCTTATCGAAATCGCATCCCTCGCCAGGCTTCCCGATCGTCATGCCGCGCATATCGATCGCCCAGAGCGTGTTAGCGAAGCATGAACGACGTAGCGTATTTGCGAATCGCCTACCGCATATCCATTGAGCATGAGGGCGCTTCAAAAACACGTCTAAGGCTTTCTGATAGGCATAGGAGGACTTAGAAGACCCTCGACCGCCCTCGAGTACCACTCGGTCTGTTTTGCCGCCGTCAATGGCGCGAGAGACGCTGCAGAAGGTCGGTGAGATGTTGGCAGAGAGGTCGAATGGTGGGCATTCAGGGCGCGAATCACTCTGCTCTTCGGCTTTGGTGATCTGCCGATCCACTCCGGTGAGACGGTTGAGCGCGTTCGTCGAATCTAAGAGCGCCTTATGAGCCTGTGATTTTTCGATAAGTCCATAATTGTCGATCTCATCAAATGCCTTGTCGTTCAAGACCAGTACTCGGCTTATAGCTTTGTTGAGGGACCACTGGGCTTGTTTCGCTGCTTCTTCTCTGGCGGCCTCTATTCTTGCCCGAATCTTGCCGTTTTGCATCAGCTCGTGCGCTTTGCGGTTGACGGTCTCGGGTTTCATGCGGGAGCAGTCATAGGCAAAACGGTATGCGTCGCTATCGTTCATCCCTTTGATAGCGGCTGCGATGAATGCTTCCTGTTTTGCCGTTAGTGCCATGCCTAGAATCTTCAGGCATGTGTCACCAGCCAAAAAAAGACCCACCACTAAGGACGGGTCTTATGCTCTCCGCACCAATCGAATGCGAAAGTGGTCGGATACCAGACGAGCTGCGCATCCTCAATGATCTCGCCCACTATTGGTATCGCAGGAGGGAAGCGATGACAGTATCCATTGGTGAGCTCGTTCAGCTCTCCGCTGTTATTCTGCTCCCAATACTGACAGGTAGCACATACTCGATCGGGAGTTACTATCCCGCTCATAACTCCACCCCTAACTCTTCTAGTTTCCTGCGGAAGCCTTCTGCTCCCGATGGAAGATCGTCAAGGTCTTCATACATCTCCCGCGCCACCTCTGTGAGCTGCTGGTAGCGTTCTTCATCGGTCAGAGCGCGCTTTATCCAGTCTTCACAAGCAGGCTTATTCTTCGTGATAGCTTCATGCACGCCGTTGTCATCGAAGTAATCGCATCTCATTAAATCGAAATCAGCGAGATTGCAGTTACCGCATGTCTTTTCCATCACTCCACCACCTTCGCGCCACAGCCGCAATAAGGCTGATAGCTTATCTCGCGGTGCTCGTCATAATGCAGTTGTCTCCCGCACTCTGAGCAGACCATGACAGGCCATGGTGAATCTTCGGTGAACTTTTCGACAGGATGGCACGTACGCTCTGCGCGGGTGTTCCAGGCTTCTTCCATTTCGCAACACGAGTAAGGCAGCGGTTCGTTCTTGATCATGCTCACAACGTTACGCTCTGCCATCCTTAGGTAACAGTGATTGTCGTGATGAGAGAATGTCGATGACTCTTCTGTCTCTTCACAACCGCAGAACGGGCACGGTTTAAGTTCAGTCATGGTTAGTCTCCTATCCAGCGAATTCTAAAAGTCGCATTTTCATATCAATTTCTGCTTGCTCGATAGCTTCTTCGCGCTTAATAACCGCGCTCACGTTCTGACCTGACTCAACAGCATCCTGAACAGCTTGAGCCTTGCGCGTGAGTACGGGTTGGACGGCGTTGCAGCTTGCCATTTCAAAAGCTCGCTTAATCATCGGCATCACCTAGCTTCTCGCCACACATGGGGCAGTAGTTGAAACGGAATACAGCATCAGGCTCTAAGTCTTCGAACTGATCCGTGAAAAAGCCGCACATTACGCCGTTTTTCCCTGTGTCGATGTTGAACGTGTGCTCGATGATGATTGCTGGGTCTGCACCTGCCCTATCTGGGTTCCAGTTAGATGGTGTTATGGGGCGCAGGTTTTCACAGTAGTGGCAAGTCATTACGCATCACGCTCCATGATGGCGGTGAGACGGTTGATGAACTCGCCGAACGTATGCTCAGTTTTAAGCTCTGCGAAATGCGTATCGGACTTGTATTCAGCCATGTCATCACGTAGCTTCTCTAGGCTGTCAGGTTCGGGACGTTTGGCGGGTTCATCAATTCGCTGCTTGGTCCACCCATTGAGCGAAACATAACCATGACCGCCCTTTGTATACGTCAAGCTGCTGAGAGTTTGGTTGTGGCCGTTACAGTCGACAAACTCTTTGCCAAACTGGACAGGCTCACCATCCTCATATCGAGGGCGTGGGATGTAGTATTTCTCAATCTCGTCAGCGATAATGTCGCCCTCTTTTTGCGTTAGACCGACGACCTCATCACCTCCGATCATCACGCAGCCCGTATACGGGTCAATATCTCGCAGCTTCTCATGCGGTAGTTTCTTCATTGGTGGTTTTCTCAGTTTTATGGTCATCTTCTACACCTCCCTGAGTTCGACGTAGATGCCAGGACGCTCGTCGTAGCACTTCGTCGTATGGTTGATCGCGATTTGCTGATCTCCGGTCTCAAAGAAGCCTAAGCGTTCCAACACGTCGAAGATCGTCTTCTCCAGGTTGTCGTTATCGGGCTTCGTGATCTTGAGCCCCTTCGGATGCTTCGTGTCTGCTTGATAGCAGATGCACATCGAGATCTCGCACGCACCATGGAAGGGTTCTTCTGGGCGATGTGGTGCTATGTAGGCTTCTAGCTTCGCTTCGATCTCTTTGAGAGCCGTGCTCTTGCGGATGAACGCTTTGCCGGTCTTTCGATTGATCGCAGGCTCCAGATCGTTGTGCGTCGTCGTTGGTGGCTTGAGAGCGCTGAAGAAGCGCAGTCGTCGTTTGTTCGATTCGTTATTCATATCAACTTCCTAGGTTTAGGTTCTTGTTTCTTGCTAAGTGAAAGGCTTTTGGTCAGGTGCAGAAAGAAGGGAGTGCGGCGGGCAGCGCTTGAGCCCGCCTCACTTCTTTTCTCCTGACCCTTGGGAAGGACACTTCCTTTTACCCCCTTTAGGGGGTAGATTGTCTGTCCCTCGGTCAAAACCAGGTTTTGTCTGTCCGTCCTGCCCCTATTCGAGACAGGGACAGAACCTGGTAATGTCCCACTTGAGGGACAGGGACAAGATTCGGTTTTGTCCGTCTTATTTCTTCCCAATCTGACCACCCTCGACCCAGTATTTCTCGCTCTCTTTCGCGTATCTTCTGATAGTCTTCTCAGCCTTGCCGAGATACTCTGCGATCTCTTCGACGCTCGTTTTACCGTCTCCGAAATCACATGCTGCGAAGGCTTCGTCGAGCTCCGCGATGCGCTCTTTCTTGCGTTGCTGAGGGGTCTTCTTACGCTGCCCGTTACCGCCTCTGAAGGTCATTCCGTCGTCGACCTTGATGTCCTTCAGGATCCCGATCGTGTCGACCGAGTGCATCGGATAATCGAACCAGACATTGACAGGAGCGAACTTAGGGAACTCACGCAGAGTGCCCTCGATGCGCCACGCAGAGCGCTCACGTGCCCTCTTCTTCGCATCATCGATGCGGATCCTGAGCCATGAGTAGTAGTCGGGCTTCAGGTTCTTCCTGCACCACGCAAATAGCTTGTTTCCGACCAGCTGATCGTCCTCAGGGACACGCTCGCGCCAGTCTTGGCCATTCTGCAGGTTATCCAGGAACAGCGTGCACTCATTGCGCATGAACAGATCTACTTGCTGCTCTTTGATCTCGTCGGTGAGCTCAAGCTCGATCAGATCCAGGAGGGCATCAGGGTCGCGCGCGAACACGCCCGATCCCGACGCCCTGTCCATCGAGCGCTTCGAGCCTTGGTTTCCCTTCGAGTGATGGTGGCAGTAGATCACGGCGCACCCCAGCTCCGTACATACACGGTCGAACTGATTGCAGAACGCCGCCATCTGATCAGCGCTGTTCTCGTCACCGGTGATCACCTTATAGATCGGGTCTATGACCACTGCTATAGGACGGGTCTTGAGCGCACGCCTGATAAGCCCAGGAGCGAGCTTATCCATGGGCTTCGACTTGCCGCGCAAGTTCCAGATGTCGATGTTCTTGATGTTGTCCGGACTTAGCCCTTGTGCTGCGTAGGCATCACGGAAGCGATGCAGGCAGCTCGCACGGTCGAGTTCAAGGTTCACGTAGAGCACGCGTCCCTGGGTACACTTCCAGCCGAGCCACGGCTTGCCCTCTGCGATCGCGATGCACAGCTCGATGAGCGCGAATGACTTGCCAGCCTTAGAGGGACCAGCGAGCAGCATCTTGTGCCCTTGCCTGAGGACTCCATCGATGAGCGGGTCTGCGAGCTCTGGCATGTTCTCCCAGGCATCCGCTAAGCTTTCAGGCTCTGGCAGATCGTCGTTGGTCTCATCGAACCATTCGAGCCATGCGTTCCAGTTCTCCTTGCCGATGTTCGTAGCGATCAAGAACTGCTTGTTCTCACCGCGCCAAACGCCGGGCATGCGCGATAGGCGAGAGGGATTCTTGTTCTGCGTGTCGACCTTGAGGCCGTTCTTCGCGCAGGTCGAGTACAGGAAATCGACGCGCTTTCGATACTCGTCGTAGTCCTTCGCATCGATCTTGACGACCGCATGTATCGACTTGTTTCCGGAATGAACGAGCGCTGCGACAGGCAGTTCCAGGGCTTCGATGATGGCCTTCTGCTTCTCGATCTCAACGCTATCGGACTCGACGAGCGCGTATCTGAATTCCGCAACGTTGTCGTTCCTAACACCTTGACCATCGAGCGGGTTAAAGCGGATCCATGCGCCTGCAAGAGGCTCGTATTTGCCCAGACAAGCGTCGAGCTCATCCTTGTACTTGGTAAGCCCTTCGATCAGCTCTCCTGCGGTCCTGCGGTAGTTACCGCGCCGGCTAGGCTTCCATCGGCCGTCCTCATCGAGCCAGGATTCGGTGACGTAGCCAACATACTCGCTTGGCTCGAATAGCGTCTGCAGGTATTCGATGATCTCCTTGTAGCCGTGCCATTCGCCTTCCGGGACTTCGATCTCCGATGATTCGACCCACGAAGGGTCGACGATCTGACCCTCTGGCCTGTTATCGGAGTATTCATCGTCCCAGCCGAGCGCGCATCCTGGATCGTATGCAGGAGCCCATCCATGATCGCGTGCGAGCTGCACGATAGAACCAAGCGTTGCTGATTCTCCGGCGTTATGGCCAAAGCCTTCCCACTTGCGCTCCATGTTGCCGTTACCCTTGTAGCGCTTGGCATCACGGCGCGCCCAGTCCTCCCACATGGAGAACGGATAGCCTGCGTCCTTGAGCGCCATGCCGACCACGACGAAATCCTGGTACTGCACATCACTTGGATCCAAGAAATCCAGGACTTCTTGCATGTCGTAGTAGCTATCCTCGATCATGCTGCACCTCCTGGGACGTAGGTCGCAGGATCAATGCCACGAGGCGTTCTCCAACCATTGGAAGCGATGCGAGTTATGAGCTTGGATGCGTCATCCTTGCTCCATTCGCCGACATGCTGGAAGCCACGGGATTCGAGCTGACGAATCTGCCTAGGAGTCGTGAGTCCTTCCTTACGGCGCTTCTGCAGGCGGTCGATCAGAAGCGATGCCTTGCCGGAGCACTCGATCGCGGAGCTGTCGATGCCGGCTTCATCCAAGTACTTCGCCTGCTTTTCAGACATTGGCGCCATCTCGTATGCGAAGGATGGCATGTAATTCGCAAGGTCCTGATCCTGGATCGACATCTCGAACTGCAGAGGATCCACATTCTTGCGCTTGCGCTTCTTGAGCGCGTCAAGCTGCTTGGCGAGCGATTCCTCGCGTTGCGCGAGCACGTCTTGCTCTGCGTGCGCTTCGACCTCCTCGAGGTCGAGAGGGGCGGGTGCATCCTCGATGATCTTGGTCATGGCATGCGCAACGTCCACGTCAGCTGCGATCAGATGCGCTGGACGGCACAGCTCATGGCGCTCTACATGCCAAAGGAAGTCGAGCAAGAGCAAATGGTCCTTGCCCGTCTCGGGTGATAGGCGAGTGCCGCGCCCTACCATCTGACAGTAGAGGGAACGCACCTTAGTGGGGCGAAGGACGATGATGCAATCCACGCTGGGGCAGTCCCATCCTTCAGTGAGGAGCATCGAATTGCAGAGCACGTTATAGCGGTCATCCTCGAAGTCTTGGAGCACCTCTGCTCTATCCTTCGAGTTGCCGTTCACCTCAGCTGCCCTGAATCCATGGCGAACCAAAATATCGCGGAACTTCTGCGAGGTGTCGATCAGAGGCAGGAACACCACGGTCTTTCGATCGAGGCACCCTGCAGCTACCATCTCCTCAGCGATCTGCTCAAGATAAGGGTCGAGAACGCTGCTTAAATCCGATACCTTGAAATCACCGGATGATATTGCAACGCTCGATAGGTCGAGCTTGATAGGGATGGTCTGCGCCTTGATGGGGCAGAGATAACCCTCTTTGATCGCCTTGGGGAGCGTGTATTCGTACGCCAGAGAATCGAAGTACTCGCCGAGATTCCTACGATCGCCGCGGTCAGGCGTTGCGGTGACACCGAGTACCTTAGCGTCTTTGAAGTGGCGCAGTACCGTCTGGTAGCTATCTGAGAGCGCATGATGCGCTTCGTCCACCACGATGGTGTCGAAGTGGTCAGGAGCGAACTGATCAAGTCTCTTCTGGCGCATGAGCGTTTGCACGGATCCTACCGTTACTCGCTCGAAGCCATAGAGGCTCGTCTGCTCCGCCTTCTCGACGCTGCAGCCGAGCCCTGTTGCGCTCATGAGCTTGTCCGCTGCTTGCTCGAGGAGTTCTCCTCGATGAGCCAGGATGAGCACGCGACCGCCTTGCATGACCGCGTCTTTAGCGACCATCGAGAACACGATCGTCTTGCCGCAGCCTGTAGGCAGGACGAGGAGCGTGCGATCGCGCCCCTCGTCCCATTCGCGCTCTATGGCCACGCGCGCTTCTTCTTGATATGGTCTCAGCTCCATCGCTCTAATCCATCGAGTAGGGGTTGAGCGTCTGCTGAGGCTGAGCAGGCATCGGCATCTGCGTCTGCTGTTGCTGCGGTGCTGCTACGGGCTGCGCTGCAGGTTGCTGTGCTGGTGCTGGTTGCGCTGTTGGTTGGGCGGTCTGTTGGTAGGATGCGAGCGCTTTGTTCCAATCCTTCGGATCGACGTACTCATCGATATCGTTCGTGGTTCGATCCTCGCCATTCTTCGTTGTGTAGCTACGATTCTTGATCTTGACCCAGCCTTGCTTGCCGATCACTTCACTCCAGTGGGGCTTCATGATGAGCTTATCTGGATCTGCGACGCTGGGTTCTTTTTGGAAGCCAATAGCTTCGAAGAAGTGACTGACTCGCCACGTGCCGCCTGAGTAGAGCAGGATCGAATCGAATACGCTCGTCTCGCGTCCATCAGCCAGTTGGACCTTCAGCGTGAGCGATGCGCGGGGGCAAGGGGGAACCTTCTCTGAGCCTTCGTAAAACTCTTTCTCAAGCTTGTCGACCGTGAAGGGGTAGTAGCCAGGATCGAGCAGGATGAAGCCAGATCCGTTGTCTTCGTATTCAGAATCCCAGTCGAGAGCGGTGTTGTCGGTAGTTGCCATTGCGTTTGTCCTTTCTGTTTTATTTAGTTGCTGAACGGTACGGGTTGGTTGTTGTAGTATTCGCGGATCTTGGAGACGCACAGAGGCCACTGCGCTTCGATGCCGCGCTTCACGTAATCGGGGTCATAGTTCGCAGGGTCCATCTCTGCGGGCATGAAATGATTGATCTCGCTCGAGAGGATGCGAATATCCTCAAGGGTGATGTTGTCCTGCTTCATAAGGGCAAGCACGCCATTCCAGCATTCCGGGAGCGCAGGAGCTTCTGTCTGAGGGCTAACCGGCACGCTTACCGGCGGGGGAGTAGGAATAGCTGTTTGCGCAGGTCGTGGAGCGCTTTGCTGTGTAGGCTGCGGAGTAATTGCGGAGCTTTGCTGAATAGGTGTTGCTGTCGTGATGAATGGCTCGATGACCTTGAAATCGAACTCAAGCTCGCCAGTAAGGCCGTAACGATTCTTGGCATCCCAGCAGGGGTTGTGTTCCGCATACATGACACGCTTACCGCCGCGAGCTTTACCCTTCTTCTGGTTCATGCCAGCATCGACATTCTCGACGATGATCTTGTAGTTGACGAAGAGCAGTACGTCTGCCCATTCTTTTACCAGTGGAGCGGTCTTGCGCTGGAGCTTCAGCTCCCACCGGTCATAGCTCGATGCTTCATCAGGACGGTCGAAGCGACGAGTAATCGCATGAGCGGTGAAGACTACATTGATGCCGATCTCGACTAGATCAGAGAGCTTGTTCAGGAGCTTTCCGAATTCTTCTTTGATGGCTGTATATCCTGCGCCATACCCAGGAGCCTCGATCGAGTCCCATTTGTTCTTGATGCAAAGATGGTTGATACAGAGCATCTCTGCCCAGTCTGCAGTGTCGAGAACGAGCGTTGCGCAAGGGCGCTCAACCTTTACAGCTTCGATGATGCCTAGCAACTCGTTCCAAGACTTTGGTGCTGGATCGATACGAGCAACATCGAGCTGGTTCGTGCCGCCCTCGGTGTCAACGAAGAGCGGATCGGGGAACTGAGAAGCGAACGTGGTCTTGCCGATGCCCTCAGGGCCATAGATCACGACCTTCTGCGCTTTAGCGATCTTGCCTCGAGTAATGTTAAGAGCCATTATTCATCACCCCTTTTCTTGGGTTGGGTGACAATGAGACGAGATGGAGAATTCCTGTACGTCAAACATTTTTTATAAACATCTGGATACTGAGTTTGAACTTTTTTCGCGGAAAGCGTAGCAGTATTGCAAAGCCCTTCATAGGATCTTGCGACTTTCACGCCATTCGGCAAAGTGATCTTCTCA